CTTGCTTCGTATGTCCACGCATACGAACAAAAAATGCAAATGAAACGTGAAGGCCTTTCAGATAAAGGTATCTGGACTGCCAAGAAACGTTATATCTTAAACGTATATAATAATGAAGGTGTCCAGTATGCTGAACCTAAGATGAAAGTCATGGGTTTAGAAATGGTTAAATCTTCTACACCAGCAATCATTCGTGAGAAGATGAAACAAGCAATCAAACTTATGGTGAGTGGAACACAAGAAGATTTACATGAGTTCATAGATAACTTCCGTAAAGAATTTAATAAGTTGCCAGTTGAAGATATTTCTTTCCCTCGTGGTTGTAATGGACTGGCCACTTATTATGATGCAGCAACGTTGTATAAGAAAGGCACACCGATTCATGTAAAGGGTGCAATATTATATAATCATTTCCTGAAACAAATGGATCTAACGAAAAAGTATCCATTAATTCAAGAAGGTGAAAAACTTAAATTCACTTATCTGAAATTACCAAATCATTTCAAAGATATGGTTATTTCTTTACCTAGTAGATTACCTGTTGAATTCAATTTACAGAATTACATAGATTACGACACACAGTTCGACAAGACATTTGTTGAACCAATTAAAGTTGTATTGGATTGTATGGGTTGGACTACAGAGAAAAACTTTTCATTAGAGGACTTCTTTTAAAATGGTTTACTTGACATTTCTTTCCGCACTACTACTCTCTGGTATTGCTGCATATTATTCTATCATAGGCCTTGCATCGATATTTGTCGGTGCATTTTGGCCTGTTGTGTTTATGGGTTCTAGTTTAGAGTTTGCTAAAGTGGTTACAACATCTTGGCTATATAGAAACTGGAGAAAAATACCCCTTCTACTAAAGATATATCTTACCGTTGCTGTAGTAATTTTAATGTTGATTACTTCAATGGGAATATTTGGTTACCTTTCCAAATCTCACTTAGAACAATCTGTCATGATTGGTCCTATTGCAGATAAGGTTGCCATGTATGATGATAAAATAAAGACGTTAAAGGAGAATATAGATGCAAACAAGTTGGCAATTAAACAGCTTGATGCGGCTGTGGATCAGGTCATGGCACGAACGGAAGACTCGAAGGGAGCTGAAAGATCGGTCCAAATACGCAAAGCTCAACAGAAAGAACGCAGTCGCCTTAATGATGAAATTGCGGGGTCGCAAAAAGAAATCGTTAAGATCACAGAAGAAAAAGCGCCGATCCAGAATGAGTTACGCAAGAGTGAGTCGGATTTTGGCCCGATTAAATATGTAGCCGAATTAATTTATGGTAGTAGTGATAGAGATATTATTGATAAGGCCGTTCGATTGGTAATTATTTTAATTATGCTTGTGTTTGACCCGCTAGCTGTGTTATTATTGATAGCAGGTAACATGACAATGAAAGAACAGGAAGAGGAAGAAAAGAAAAAGAATCCACTTGATATCATAAAAGAAAGAGTGGAAGAAAGAATCTCTACCTTAAAAAAGAAACCTGAACCAGTAGAAGAAATAGTTCAGATTGAAAAAGAAAACATTACCAACATGGAAGAAGTTCCACAACGAAAAGTGGAAATATATCATGAACCTAATTATGTTGAACCTGTGGAAACAAAATCACCTGGTGTATCAGTGAAAACAATTGAACCTAAGTATGACTATGAAGCAGCATTTGCTTTTAGAGAAAAAGAATCAGCACCATATGAAATACCAACATTTAAGGATAAAAAATGAGTATACTTGACAAAATTAAAAAGAATAGTAGTATCAAAGAATCAGCTATTCTTTCTAAGTCTAAGTTCTTTACGGACAAAGACATGATCCCAACATCCATTCCTATTATTAATGTGGCCTTATCTGGTCGATTGGATGGCGGGTTGACACCTGGTCTTACAATGTGGGCAGGTCCATCAAAACATTTTAAGACTGCCTTTTCACTTTTAATGGCGAAATCATATCTTGACAAATATCCTGAAGCAGCACTATTATTCTATGACTCAGAGTTTGGCACTCCTCAGTCTTATTTTGATTCCTTTGGCATCGACACAGATCGTGTCCTTCATACTCCTCTTACTGATATTGAACAGTTAAAATTTGATGTAATGCAACAATTAACTAGTTTAGAACGAAATGATAAACTGATTATTGTTATCGATTCTATTGGTAACTTAGCATCTAAGAAAGAAGTTGATGATGCACTTGAAGGTAAATCTGTGGCTGACATGTCACGTGCTAAACAAGTTAAATCGTTATTCAGAATGGTAACACCACATCTGACTATGAAAGATATTCCTATGATTGTTGTTAATCATACTTACAAAGAGATTGGTATGTTCCCCAAAGACATCGTTGGTGGTGGTACAGGTTCATACTATTCAGCAGATAACATTTTTATTCTTGGTCGTCAACAAGAGAAAGAAGGTACAGAAATTGTTGGCTATAATTTTATCATCAATGTCGAAAAATCTAGATATGTCAAAGAAAAGTCTAAGATACCTGTTTCTGTATCTTTTGATGGTGGTATTAGTAAGTGGTCTGGTCTACTTGATATTGCACTCGAAAGTGGTCACGTAATTAAACCATCGAATGGTTGGTATTCTAAACGTGATGAAGATGGTGTATATGAAGAAAAGAAATATCGTATCAAAGAAACAGACACAAAAGAGTTTTGGTTACCAATACTAAAACAAAAATCATTCCAAGAATATATCGTAAACAAGTATCAAATCGCTTCTGGTAGTATTATTCAAAGTGATGTTGCTGAGGCCTTTGAAGTTGAAACTATGAATGGAACCTAAAATGGATGAAGAAGCCAAAATAAAACACTCTAAACGTATTCACCAAAAAGAGGTGAAAGTGGAAAAAGAAATTAAATTGGCAAGAGAGTTTGGAATCGAAGTTAAAGAACCACACAAATTACATAAGAGGCATCTATTCAATTGTGGTAATCCTAATTGTTTTATGTGTATGAATCCACGCAAATCAATTGGTGAGAAAACAATACAAGAAAAAAAATTCAATCAAAAGAAATTGCATGAGGAAGGAATAGAAGAATGACAGAAGGTGTAGATTATTGTTTCATCTATCCTAAAGATGATGCACAAACTGTACATATTAAATTATTGGATGGTCCATATAAAGACACCACATTTAAGTATGGTAAGGTAAAGTTTGAAGAAAAAAATGAAGAAATGCATTTACTTTTTGCATTTGATGTGTTAGAATCCACTATCAAACCTAAGAAGTTACAGAAGGATTTGGATTTTAAAAATTATATTGGTGATCTGTTGGTACAATTAATGTCCAACAATATGGAACAGGAAATAATTGATGAGACTGGAACAAACGATACTAAAGAATCTGATCTACAATGAAGAATATCTCAGGAAAGTATTACCATTTTTAAAGGCTGAATATTTTTTAGATAGAATAGAAAGAACTCTGTTTAATGAAATATCATCATTCATATCTACGTACAACAGTACACCAACGATTGAAGCTGTTGTACTTGCCGTGCAAGAAAAGAAAAATCTTTCAGCTGACGAAGTTACGCAATGTGAAACATATCTACAAGAAATTGAAAAGACTTCAAAGGATGAAACCAAAATCGCTTGGCTCATCGACAAATCCGAGGCATTTTGCCAAGAGAAAGCTGTTTATAATGCTGTCTTGGAAGCTATTTCTATTCTCGATGGAAAGAATAAAACACAAGATAAGGGTGCGATACCCCAGATATTGGCAGACTCACTGGCTGTAGGTTTCGACACAAACGTTGGCCACGATTACTTGGAAAACTCAGATGCACGATACGAATTTTACCACAGAAAAGAAGAACGAATACCGTTCGACCTGGAATACCTTAACAAGATTACAAAAGGTGGATTACCTAATAAGACCCTTAATATTGCTTTGGCTGGGACTGGCGTTGGTAAGTCTCTTTTTATGTGTCACGTTGCCGCTGGTGCTATGTCACAAGGTCGTAACGTTCTCTATATCACGATGGAAATGTCGGAAGAAAAGATTGCAGAACGAATAGATGCAAACCTTTTGAATGTAACTATTGATGAATTGGTTAATTTATCGAAAGATATGTATGACAAGAAAGTTGAACGTGTAAGAAGCAAGACTACAGGTAAACTTATTATTAAAGAATATCCAACAGCCTCAGCATCGGCTGTTCACTTTAGGACTTTATTAAATGAACTTAATCTCAAACGTAGTTTTGTACCTGATATCATCTTTATTGATTATCTTAACATCTGTTGCTCTTCTCGTATTAAACCTGGGGCTTCTATTAATTCCTACACCTACGTTAAGGCAATTGCTGAGGAATTACGTGGACTTGCAGTTGAGTTCAACGTCCCAGTTGTTTCAGCAACGCAGACCACAAGAAGTGGTTTCACAAGCACAGATCCAGGACTCGAAGATACAAGTGAATCGTTCGGACTCCCTGCTACCGCCGATTTAATGTTTGCTTTGGTTTCATCTGAACAGATGGAATCTATGAATCAGATTATGATTAAGCAGTTGAAGAATCGTTATAATGATCCGACAACCTTCAAACGTTTTACTCTTGGTATCGATAGAGCAAAGATGAGATTGTATGATGTTGAACAATCTGCACAAGATGGTATTGCTGATTCTGGCCAAGATGACAAACCTTTAAATTCATTTGGTGAACGTGAACGACAATCTAGTTTTGGTAAAAAATCTTTTAATGGGTTTAAAGTATGATGTTGACTAAAGAAGATGCCTTGGTTTGTGCCAAGGCATTTCATGATTATTTCAGTAACTTTGATCGTATTGATGAATATATGAGAGATCAAAAGTTAAACTCATTATCAGAGATACCACAAGGTATATTTCCCATCGAAGATGATTTGTTCTCCGATTTCTCGATGCATCCAAATGATATGGATTTAGAAGTGGTAGAAATACCATCTGAATCATGGGAATCGATGTTGAGTATTACCTCATCACATATTAATATTGCACCTGTTGGCCGTAATGTTAAAGTGGCAGTAAGAGAAAAGAATACAGGAAAGTTCGTAGGTTTCATTCGGCTAGGTTCACCTGTAATCAACTGTAGACCTAGAAACGAAATGCTTGGACAAGTTTTTACACAGACTCCTGAAGGTGCCAAACGTTTTAATAACTCTGCAATGATGGGTTTTGTTATTGTACCAAGTCAACCTTTTGGTTATAATTATCTTGGTGGTAAATTATTGGCTGCCATTTGCACTTCTCATGAAATGCGTGAAATCGTCAATAAGAAATACAACATGAATCTTTGCCTGTTTGAAACCACTAGTTTATATGGTAGTTCTAAAACAACATCACAATATGATGGCATGAAACCTTATATTAGATATAAAGGCCTTACCGAATCAGATTTCTTACCGATGATGCACGGTAAACCATATTCTGAACTCAGAGATTTTGTACAGTCTAAGGTTGGAGAGTTGGTTGATAAAGATGTTTCAAGTAAGAAACTTAAAATTAGTATGAAGATCATTGCTCTGACTAAGGCTGCACTGAAAGGTACTCCTGAAGGTGTTGAATTTCAGACAACAATCGATAATGCAAAGAATCTAACTGAACAGAAACGGTACTATGTTTCTGATTATGGATTTAAGAATATGGTTGACTTTGTGAACGGAACGTGCGATAATCTGGTCAAGGGTGATAATTATGAGAAACACAATCTGGAAAACATAGTTAAGTGGTGGAAACACAAAGCGACTAACCGATATGAAACACTAAAATCGGAAGGTCGACTAAGAAGTGAATTAGAAGTATGGACTAGTGGCAAACACATAGATATCATAAGATAAATACTTTTATTTAAGGGTTGAAATGGCCTACGAAGCGTCCGAGATTATGTTAGCAGCTGCTATGATGTATTCTAACCAAGAGTTGGATGCATACACTCAAGATGTTGGAAAGTTGCGTGAGTTGATGATTGACGCCAGAACAAAATTAAAGAAACATACAGATAAACATATTCATTTCGGAAGTGTTGCCATCGAAAAAGGATTTACTGATTTGATGGATGAAAATAATAAAGAAGCACTAAAAGACCTGGCTGGAGGAATTTCTGCTGCAAAAGGAGTTCGTGACTATCTATCAAAATCAGGTGAAAGTGGTGGAAGTAGATTATCACCATCAATTTATATGACAGGTAATGTTTGGCCAAAAGATGTTGAGAAATTCAGAATAAGTGCTTATGGATTCGAAGATTACAATTCAGCAGATGTAATTATGACAGCTGATAGTAAAATGTATTATGGTGTATCATTAAAGAAAAAAAGAAGTTCAACTGGTGGCGAACCGACACTCATCAATAAAGCCTTTGATAGTGTTTTACAGGGTAAAAAATTTGATCCAATTAAAGATAAATTGGCAAAAGTAAGACAAGAATATTTTGCTTCACTAGTAATAGAAGCTGTAGAAAAGGGAATAATTTTAAAGAGTCATATTAAAAATTTTGATGCTTTAAAGAAAACTGAACAAGGCCGAAAAGAACTTTTTGAAGCTAAACAACGTGATAAAAAATTATTTGATCGATCTTATATTGATACTAAAGGATCTGCAAAATTAAAAGATGGGTATCTTTCGAATGATACCACGAATGAAAACTCTATGAGGTATTTTGTTAATAAAAAATTAGCAGAAAAGAATAATCCATTATGGAAAGAATTCGTTAAAGTCATGAATGAATATTCAGACTTGTTCGCTGATTCACTCATTAACATTATACTAAAGACTAAATTGTTTGAAGAACTAGATGCAAAGAGTTTAGGTAAATACAAATTTAATTTTTTTCTTGTTACTGGTGTAGGTGATATTTCTTCAAAGGGTGAAGTCAGAATTGGTGATGCTTCCGTATTACCATTAAAAACCACTCTATGTGGTTTGACAAGAATAGAACAAGACTTTAAAAATAAAAAATATGAAATTGTGTTGAATGAACAGAAAAAAGAATCTTCAGATGCAGCTAAGATTTTCTTACAATTAAAACGTGGAAATGTTACACTATTGGATTTAGAAATTAGATACAAGGGCGCTTTTACTCCACAACCACAATTTCAAGGCACATTAAATTCTGATTTTAAAAAGTTATTAGAAAAAGAGTGTGGATTTTAAAATAATTTAACATCAAGAGAGAACTAAATGGCATTCAGTGATTTTGATAAAATTCTAAGAGAGTACCAAACAATCGATGATGATTTTGGTTTCTCTGCCGTATCAGAAGAAGAATATAATTCAGTCATCAACAAGACAGCCGAAACCGCTGACGATTACAAGACAAGGTTGAGTGAAGTTGAAAAGATGATTATACCTTTTCTGCAAAAGTTACATTCAACAGGAGATAAAGAATACATATATTGGCCAAACAGGAAGCCAATGATTGAGAAACAAATAGAGAGAATACTAAAACTAACAAGAGGTTAAATGCCCATTAAATGTCGGACGAAATAGACGAACTAAAAAAGAAATTAAAACAATTTAAACCGGCGAAAAAGAAATTAACAATACCAAAAGAATTATTAAACGATGCAAAAAGTTATGAAGATAAATTGGCAGTGATTAAAACGGTATCTGAAAGAGAAATGAAACGTGTAATTATGATTGTCAGAGATATGTTAAAGGATGATCTGAAAAAAAGAAAATGAAAGATTTGCTGAAATATTTACCCCAGTTATTGAATATATTGCCAGGTGTAATTAAATACTTGAAGTACATTCCTGTATTAATGATACTCGGTGGCCTAGGTTATGCGGGGTATTATTTTGCGACAAATATGAAAGATAGATATATGTGTTTTAATAATGATATATATGAACAAGTAGAATTTAATTCTAGTGTTTATAAATTTAAGGGTGGTTACTGTATCAGTGACAAAGATGTGAAGTAATTTTTAAGTGAGGTTATTATGAGTGCTGTTGTTATTTTACCTACCACAGGTGCGCCTGAGGTACGTACTGCAATTGAAAGTGTTTTAAATCAAACATATCCCACCAAATTATATTTGGTATGTGATGGTGACCAATTCAAAGGCAAGGTTAAAACTATTGCTGATGAATACTTAGGAAATCCCAACTTTAAAGTCTGTTATCTACCAGACAACGTAGGTGCAAATGGTTTTTATGGCCATCGTGTCTATGCAGCTTTCTCACACCTAGTTAACGAAGAATATGTTTTATTCTTAGATCAAGACTGTTGGTTCGATAAAGATCATGTAGGTTCTTGTGTCTTAAAGATCAAAGAGAAAAATCTTGAGTGGTCTTATTCACTTAGAAAGATAATGGACAAAGACGGCAATTACATATGTAACGATGATTGTGAAAGTCTTGGTTTGTGGCCTGCATGGACAAAAGTAAATCACATCGACACAAATTCTTATTGTGTGCGTAGAGATGTTCTAATCAGAATGGCCTCAATTTGGCATGGTGGATGGGGACAAGATAGAGTATTCTTGCAAGCAATAACCACTCATTTCAAGAGATGGGATTGTACCAAAAAATATACAGTAAATTATAGATTAGCTGGTAATCAAGGTTCTGTTACTAAAGAATTTTTTGATGAAGGCAACAAAGTGATGTCTGAAAAATATAATGGAGTTCTACCTTGGCGAAACGACTAGTAATCGGTAAGACCAGTTTTATTGCAAAGGAACTGGCCAAACTAGAAGATTTTGATATAGTTGGGTATAATAATATACATCATGTTGATTTTTCAAAATATGATTGTGTGGTTAATTGTGCATTGAATCCAACATTTAAAACACAACCTTATGACCAAGAAAAGGATGTGGATTATCAGATGGCAAAACTTTCATATGAAAGTGGATGTAATTATGTAATGTTGTCCACAAGAAAGGTATATGGTTCATATGCAGATTTAAGAACATTTACCGAAGAAAGTCAGACAAATCCATTTGACTTTTATAGTGAAAATAAGTTAATATCTGAATACAAGATTCAAAAAGAATTTGGTGATAAGTCGGTAATTGTTCGTGGATCAAACCTTTTCGGTTTTGAACTTGGTAGACAATCATTCATGGGATTTTGCATGAATCAATTGATATCCGACTCAAAGATTGTCTTTACTATCAGTGAACATGTAAAAAGAGATTTCATTGATATAGGTACATCATGTATGTTGCTTGATAGTATTTCAAAAAGAAAATTAACTGGAATTTATAATTTGAGTTCCAACTATGGATTAGAAATAGGAAAAGTTGCAAAATATCTGATTCGTGGATATGGCGCTGGTGAATTTTTATGCACAAGTGATGTTATGAAAGAACAGTTCATCATAGACAATAACAAGCTCACAAAAGAACTTAATATATCTACTCAACCATTGTATATTACTAACATCATTCGGAAATTGGGAGAAGAATTGTGCGAGATATGATTATTAGTGCCGTATCCGAATATGGTTACGACAAGATGAAGTATTGGGTAAACTCAATCAAACAAACTGGATTCAAGGGTATAATTGCAATTATAGCCTTTAATATGAAAGATGAAACGAAGAAGAAACTTGAAGAACAGGGTGTAACTGTTTATCTTGCTTCTCAGAATAGAAACAAAAATAATGATGGTTACTTATTCGTTGAAGGATTAACTTATCAAGTACCAATGCTCAGACATCATTTCTATTGGGCATTATTGAATCAACTCAAAGACCAAGATATACGATATGTTATTTCAACCGATATATCTGATGTCGTATTTCAAGTGAATCCATCAACATGGCTTGAAAACAATCTTGGTGACAAAAAACTTAATTATGGTTGCGAAGGTTTAAAATATAAAGATGAGGCCTGGGGAAATCAAAATATGATGGATTGTTTTCCTCAACTTTATCAACACATGAAAGATAGGCCAATCTATAATGCCGGTTCAATGGCAGGTGAATTTAATACATTTAAAGACTTTTCATTGGCTGTTTCTTTGGCAATAAGTAATATACAAAATCCAACACCAGATCAAGCTGGTGTTAATGTGATGTTATCTATTGAACCATATCTTTCATTAACCAAATTTAACGATCATGATGACAATTGGGCATGTGAATGTGGAACTACAGTAGACCCCAACAAAATAAACACCTTTAGGCCTCATCTATTGAGTCCTGAACCTGTTTTTGATGGTGAGTATGTTTACACAAGTAAAGGTGAAAAATATGTAATGGTGCATCAATATAATAGAGTACCGGATTGGAAAGATAAAATTGAAAGAAAATATGAATAAAGATATTTCAGTTGTCACAGCATTTTATGATATAGGTAGAGGAAATTTACCAAAGTCTAAACATGGACGTGAACTGCCATTCTATCAACATAGAAGTGTTGACACTTATTTTGAATTCTTTAGTAACTTAGCTAAACTACAAAATGAGATGGTGATATACACCACTCCAGATTTTGAAGATAGAGTTTTAACAATTCGAAAAGAAAATGGACTTGAAGAACTCACTAAAGTTGTAACTAGAGAATCGTATCTACCAACAGAATATGAACAAATAAAAGAACGTGTTCAAAAAACTATGGATGATCCTAATTATTATGATAAAGTCATTAATCCACAATTAATAGAATATTGGCATGCTGATTATGTGTTGGTTAATATATTCAAGGCTTGGTATGTAACAGATGCTATCGAAAAGAATTTAATATCAAACGACTTGACTGCATGGATCGATTTTGGTTACGTTCGTAATAACACTACGATACCTGCATCAAATCGTTGGACATATGATTTCAATAAAGAGAAAATACATTTCTTTAATCAACGTAATATTGATCCTAGACCAATAAATGACATAATATATACTGGAGATGTTTATATACAAGGTTGTCATATTGTTGCTGGCACAAAGAAATGGTCATTACTGAAAGAACTAGTAATGGACAATGTAAATTTATTATTGTTACACAATTTGATTGATGATGACCAAACTCTTTTGTTGATGTCATTTCTCACCAAACCCGATGAATTTGAATTGCATCCAGCAGATCCAAATGATTGGTTCAGAATTTTTAGAAAATATAATGATAACATATGAACATCGATATAGTATCTCCTAGAATCCATAATTTGGGTGATTTTGCTCATTGTTTACCTGCATTATCGGCCTTATATAAAAGGTTTGACAAGAAAATATCATTTACAATCTGTGATAGATTACAAAGATTTAAAGGTATCAGAGAACTACTATTGGAACAGGAAATGTTTTCTAATGTTTGGTTCTTACACGAAAAACAGTTCAACCCTATGAATTGTGTACTTATGGATGATACAGGAACAGAAGAAGGCAATCTCAATTCTCCTATTGTCGTTAGAAAATATCTAAACTTTTTAAATCACACATACAAATTAGATTTAGAAAGTGATGATAACTTTGAATTACAAATACCAAAATATGATATCGATTACCACTCCGACAAACTTATTATTGGTGATAGATGGTCACCAAAAGATGCACCTGATGTGGATGAACGGAGATATTCCAATTTAATAGAAACATCTGAAATTATTCCACATAAAAAAGGTTTTTGTCTTGACTATACTAATGAATTATTGTATAATTGTTCGTTAATCAAATATAATACAAATGCATTTGTTACCACATTTACTGGTATTGCTGTACTTGCCGATCTTATGAAGAAAGATAGTTATATCTTGTGGGACGAAGATATGAGAAATTGGCAAGGTTGGGATATAGAACATGTATTTAAAATGCATTTCTATCAAGATAGGGAATCAAAACTAGTTTATTTAAAAGATTTTAAATATGATTATTAATATTGAGCCACACAATTTCGGTGGACCACTCCGCAACGGAGATATTATTGCTGCACTGAATTTCTATGCTTGGTTGGCACCACAACATGGTGGTGATATTAAACTTCACATTCCAGATCGATCAATACATCAATCTGATTATATCATTAAATTTCGTAATTGGTTGAATGACAACGTTTCTTTCCTTTCCACCGATGCAGGAACGAATTCATTGAATGTGAATAATGTGAATCTTTGGGATTTTAGATCATTAACTGGTGATATACTATTACTAGATTTTAATCGGCCAATGAAAAAGAAAATTGTAATTGCTCCATTGTTTGATGGTGCATATAACACATATAGAAACTGGTCCAATCCAATGTTAGATTCTATCGTTGAACATTACTCGAAAGATGAGTATAAGGATTATGAAAAGATTATTTGTGCAAAGAGTGATACACATACAACCTTCTATGATGGTTGGAAAAATAGTTATGATTTTATTGAAAACATAGAACATATAGTTGATTGTAGTCACTATGTTGGTGGTGATACTGGAACATCACACTTTGCATCTGTCTTACCTAAGAAAGAGAAATTAAATTATTATTATGGATCAGTAGGACTATTACATACTACTCCTTTCTATGCGATGCAAGGAAAAGGAAATATAAACATGTTTCACAATAGTAATTGGAGATTAGATTTATTATGAGAATTTATAAAAAAATGTTTGGTGATATTGGTGGTTATTTGTATCAGGACAAAATGACAGGACCTATACCAGATTATTCTTCATCATATTCAAAACAAAGATATGATACTTATACAACAAATGATAGAATGTCTGAGTTGAGATTTAATTTGTTAACCAAAGTAATTAAAAACTTTAGTAGTGTTACCGACTTTGGTTATGGTAATGGTGCATTTCTACAACATTGTGTCAAGAACGGTAAGACAACCTACGGGTTTGATATATCGGATTATCCGACACCTATAGGTTCTCTAAAAATTGATAATGTAAATGATTATGAAGTTGATGTGGTAACTTTTTATGATTCACTTGAACATCTTCCAGAGATGGAATTAGTTCCTTTTCTCCGTGGTCTGAAAACAAAATACGTTTGTATTTCTGTACCTTGGTATCACGAAGAACAAGGAAACGAATGGTTTATGAATTGGAAGCACCGTAGAGAAAACGAACACTTACACCATTTTGATTCACATGGTTTGGCCAATTTACTTAACTCCTCCGATTATAAAGTTCTTTACTTGGGTAATTGTGAAGATGTTGTAAGAACTCCTGTTGATGGCCTACCCAATATATTAACTGTTATTGCAATCAAAAAGAATCGTAACACATGAAAACACTTAGTATAACAGTTATTGATACTTTACACTATACACCAAGTATTAAAGCACTTAAAAAAACACTTGAAACTTTAGGTGATAAGATTACATCGGTTTATTGGTTTAGTGATATTCCTTTTCCTGAACCTATTGATGTAGAAGTTTTTTGGATAAAAATACCAAGAATTAAAAGTTATAATGATGAATATGGTAATATTACATTAAAACTTTGTCCTGTTATTTGTACTGAAGATTTTAATTTGATTATTCATTCTGATGGGTTTGCAGTCAACAAAGATGCATGGACTGATGAATTCTTTGAATATGATTATATTGGTGCAACATGGCAAGACGGCCGTGTTGGTAATGGTGGTTTCTGTTTGAGGTCACAAAAACTGTATCAAGCATTAAATAAAATGAATGTCAATTTTGCTACAGAACAGTTTGGTGGTTTAATACATAATTCAGATTATCATGTATTTACAAAAGGTCAATATCTTATTCCTGAAGATAATGTTATTTGCAAAATACATAGAAATGAATTAGAAACAAAACACGGAATCAAATTTGCACCATCACACATTGCAAATAGATTCAGTGTAGAACTTAACTACAATCACGAATGGGTTGGAAAAAGTTTAGGGTTTCATGGTAAACATGGTATTGCGAAAAATTATGGAGTTGAATTATGAAAGATATTAAAATTTACATTCATGCAATGGACTTACCTAACGGTAAACAAATTTTAGAAGAACAAGTAGAATTACTTGAAAGAACAGGATTAATTGATGCTGCTGCAGAAATTAATTTGATGATGCATTTCAACAAAGAAAATTTCAAGTGGCTTGAAGATAGATGGCAAAACAGGCCGAATGTAAAATTCCATTTATTTGATGAAAGTTATAAAGAGTGGTTTGAAGGAACTACCATACAAGGAATACAAGAACGGGCTCATGCATCAGAAGATGAGTATTATGTTCTTTGCATGACATGTAAAGGAATTTCTCATGCACCAGGTGGCCATCAAAATTGGCGTCACTATATGCAATACTTCACTGTTGAGAAATGGAAAGAATGTGTAGAAAAACTGAATGAAGGTTATGACACCGTAGGTGCAGCATACTTACCTGATCCTCCTTATGGATTCTATCCAGGTACTTTCTTTTGGGCAAAAGCATCATACATCCGTAAATGTCATAGACTCTTACCACCACCTGAGGCAAATTTCAAACCGCAATTTGAAGGACAACCGCATCATAGATTTGATATGGAGTGTTGGATTGGCAGTGGAAAACCTAATTGGTATGAAATGCATTTAGGTCCTAGTGGTCGATGGTATTCACCTCCATCATATTATAGGACAGATGTTCAGGAAGTAACACAAAAAGAAGGTGTTTGGACTTATAAAGTAGAGATGTAAAATTCACATTAAAGGATTTTTTAAATGAACACGAATGATTTGATTAATGAACTGGCAGTTACAGTTCAACCAAAGTATGTTAAAAAATATGATGATTACAAAGAAGGCGACTTCATTCAATATTCCGGTCAATTGTGGGATGAAAATGAAATGCGAGTTGCACTTGATGCCTTACTGAATGGTAAATGGGTAACATCAGGTGAAAAGGTCGCACAATTTCAAAATAAATTCAGTAAGAAATTTGATGTGAAGTATTCACACATGGTCAATTCTGGTAGTTCGGCCAACCTTGTGATGATTACTGCATTAAAACATTATTTAAAATGGCAGGATGGTGATGAGATTATCGTATCACCTGTAGGATTCCCAACCACAATCGCACCTATCGTTCAAAATGGAATGAAGGCCGTATTCATCGATATTGAATTGAATACACTCAATTTCGATATTGATCTAATTGAATCTAAGATTACACCTAGAACCAGAGGTATATTTGTTTCTCCCGTACTTGGTAATCCGCCTGACATGGACAAATTGAAAGATATTTGTGAAAGACACAACATTCTTTTGATTGGTGATAACTGTGATTCATTAGGCACACGTTGGGATGGTAAGTTGCTAACAGATTATTATTACTGTTGGTCTACATCATTTTATCCGGCGCACCATATCTCTACAGGTGAGGGTGGAATGGTTTGCTCTAATGATGAAGCGTACATGAATATTGCACGTAGTGTATCATGGTGGGGACGTGATTGTTACTGTGTTGGTTCAAACAATTTATTGGAATGTGGAACTTGTGGTAATCGTTTTGATGAATGGTTGGCCAACTATAATGGTACAATCGATCATAAGTATGTTTTCACAACTATGGGTTATAATTTAAAACCTTTAGACTTACAGGGTGCTATTGGTATAGAACAACTGAAGAAGTTTGAATACATTGATGAAAAGCGTCGTGAATATAAGGACGTTGTACAAAAATCGATTCGGAATCACATCAAACAAGTAAGAGTAATTGATGCATTACCAAAAGGTGATCCTTCTTGGTTTGGTGTTCCTATTTACTGTGAATCACAACAAGTAAAAGAAAAACTGGTTGCACATTTTGAAGCAAACAAGATTCAAACTCGTAATTACTTTAGTGGTAATATATTGTTGCATCCTGGTTATCAACACCTAGATGATTATAGAAATTATCCAAATTCAAACCTCGCACTCAGTAATGTATTCTTTGTTGGATGCTCACCATTATGGAACTATAAAATTCTAAATTATATCGACAAGGTATGTGAAAAATGGAACGATTAATTAATGTCTTTGGTAAAGGCTTTGTTGGTACTCGATATTGTGAATTAACTGGCCACACAAAAATTGTTAATGCTCGTGATGACTATGAAGTGACACCTGGTGTCACCGATATAGTTTATTTCATTTCAACTGTTGATAATTATAATGTGCATACAGACCTACACATCGACATTGATACAAACTTATCTGTATTAATGGATGTGTTGAAATCTTTTAGAGAGAATTCACCTGATGCAGTCTTTAATTTCATAAGTTCGTGGTTCGTTTACGGTAACGTTGAATTACCAGCCAAAGAAGATTCACATTGTGATCCTAAAGGTTTCTATTCAATTACAAAAAGAACCGCAGAACAATTACTGATATCATATTGTGAAACTTTTGGATTAAAATATCGCATATTAAGATTAGGTAATGTTCTAGGTACAACCGATAATAAAGTATCTAAGAAGAAGAACGCCTTACAATACATGATTAATGAAGTTAAACAAGGTAATGATATTGACCTGTATGATAACGGAATGGTTTATAGAGATTACTCCCATGTTGATGATATAGTTCGTGCAATCAATATTGTCATTGAAAGTGGTGAAGTCGATGACATCTACAATGTTGGCAGTGGAGAACCAATTTACATAAAGGATGCGATGGAATATGCAGTCAAGGCCTCAGGTTCGACCTCGAAATTGAATAGTATTCCTCCAGCCGAGTTTCATAATGTAGTCCAGACCAAAAACATGGTCTTGGACATTTCCAAGATCAAAAACCTTGGATTTACACCAAAGTATAATTTCTACAATATTGTCGATAGTTTATTGTATAAATAAGTATTAGGCAACCAAAGTGTGTTGCAATTCTAGAAGGAAATTCATGTTATCGTTTATTAAGTTTCTCGGAGAAGAAACGGAAGGTGCTAAACTCAAACACATCACCCATGCAGAGGATCGTCCTCTACAAAAGGGTGGTGAGGGTTTTACACATGCCGTTGGTGCATTAAATCAGGCTCATGAACAGATGAAGTCTGGTGGCCACAGTTCTGCACTCACCATGAAATACGACGGTTCACCTTCTATTGTATTCGGACATCACCCCAAAACAGGTAAATTCTTTGTTGCATCCAAATCTGCATTTAATAAGACACCTAAACTAAATTACACAGAATCAGACATCGATAAACATCATGGTCACGCACCTGGTCTGGTAAGTAAATTAAAAGACGCTTTAGAACACTTACCAAAAGTTGCACCTAAAAAAGGTGTATATCAAGGTGACCTAATGTTCTCAGGTGACGATAAAAAAGAAACCAAACATGGAGTTTCTTTTACACCCAACACAATTACCTATTCCGCCAAGGGTGAAATGGGAGACAAGATTCGTAAGGCCAAATTAGGTGTTATTGTACATACTCAGTATCATGGTGATGATATTACATCAATGTCGGCTGATTCTCATCCAGATATTCACAACTTCAAACAACATAATGATGTGTGGCATCAATCAGCTGAACATGATACATCTAAGATAAACTACCCTGAAAAAGATCAACAGGAATATCAAAGTCACATCGATGCAGCCAAGAAGATACATGATGGTAAACATGGTGACACCATGTATAGTGTAACTGAACCACATCAAGGTGAAAGTGGTCATCTAGAAACCTATATCAATCACACTGTAAGAACCGATGAGAAACCTACTGCAAAAGGTTTAATCAAACATATTGAGGGTAAATACAAGAAGGCCGCAATAAAGTTAAAAACGCCTGCTGCACAAGGACGTAAAACTGCTGAAGCACAACAACATACAGACTATATTAAATATCACAGTGAACATTATGATAATTTACTGAAAATGCATAATCATTTACAACAAGCGAAAGACATACTTGTTAAAAATTTAGAAAAACACACAGGCGGTTTGGAACATCACATAGATAATAAACCAACAGGTCCGGAAGGATTCGTTGTTAATCATGGTGGTGAACCTACGAAGTTGGTTAATCGTAAAGAATTCGCTAAAGCAAACCTTTTAAAAGTTAGAAAATGAGATCATTTTTAGAAGTAATTAAAGAAGAAAAACAGGGTGAAAATCACCACGTTATGACCTTTGGTCGAATGAATCCACCAACGACTGGTCATTTAAAGTTGATTGATAAAGTGCATGAAATTGCAAAGAAGCATAATGCTGGCCATACAGTATTCACTTCTCATTCGCAAGATTCTAAAAAGAATCCATTATCTGCTGCACAAAAAGTCAAACATTTAAAACGTTATGCACCAGGTACTAACTTTAAAGCATCATCAAAAGAACATCCTACGTTCTTACATGCAGCTACAAATTTACATAAGAGTGGTGTAACACACCTACACATGGTCGTTGGTTCTGATCGTGTGAAAGAGATGAAAGAGAAGTTACACAAATATAATGGAACACATGAGGGTGCATTATATCACTTCAAACATATTACAGTACATTCTGCTGGTCATCGTGATCCAGATGCAGAAGGAACATCTGGTATGTCTGGTACCAAGATGCGTGAACACGCCAAGAATAAAGATTTGAAATCATTTAGAGGTGGTGTACCGTCTCATGTATCAGATACTCATGCAAAAGAATTAATGCATGATACTCGTAAGGGTATGGGTCTACATGAATCACATTATCGTGGTATGTTCAAGGCCATATTTGTTACTGGTGGACCTGGTTCAGGTAAAGATGTTGTATTGCGTGAAGCAATTGCAGAAGCAAGAGCTGTCGAACTAAATTCTGTACAGGCCATGGATTATCTGAATGACAAACAAAGATTATCTGAAAAGACAAATGATTATCGTAGAGAAGCAATTCGTAATCGTTCACCATTAATTATTAATGGACCTGCTGATAACCAAGAATCAATACTTAGAATCAAGGAAGAATTGGAAGAACTTGGATATGATACATTGATGGTATTTGTTGATACCACAAATGAGGCAAGTAGAGATAGAAACGAAAAACTAACAAAGATGATTGCTGAAGGTGTTAGACAAGATAAGTGGAATCAAGCTCAACAAAGTAAAGAATCTTATAATAAAGTCTTTGAGAATTTCATTCATTTTGATAATAGTGCATCTTTAGAAGATATTGAAGAAACTATTACTGACACCTATCAAACGATAAATACATTTATAGAAGGTAAAGATTTTAATGAAATATCATATTCTTGGTTACAAAACCATGATATGTTAAATACAATTGGAACTATTAAGGAAAATGAAAATGTTAAGCCGTCTTTTAAATTTATTCAAAAGCTCAACGAAAAGCGACAAGCATCCATTGGAGTTTACAGAAAAAACAGCTCAGTTGAGAAAGCCGACAGTCCAGCCGACATCAAGCAAGACAGTCGACCAGGAGACCCAAGTGCAGACGACATTAAGTGGGACGGAAACAAAAAACGTGGTGGGTACACCTTCAGAACCTACACCGAAGGCCAAGATCAAAAAGTCTCCAACTTCCAAAAAGACAAAGAAACAATAAAGAAGAAAAGATATAGTGATTCTCCCACACCAAATGCAAGGTTGAGAAACACAACAGGTCTAGGACCAGAATTTGATACACGCCAGCAGGGAACAGTATACCCTATGTCCGGATTAGGCGATGTAACCTACAGAGAACAAAAAGAGTTTAAGAGTTTCAGAAAAGTCAAAGAAGCTATTGATGATCCAGGTGCAAATGACATGGGTGTTGGTGGTGTTCTTGGTGGTTCTATGAACAAAGAACCTATGCAGACTTATGCAAATCAAGATAAGAATGTTGAAGTAGAAACACCTAAGAAAAAGAAAAAGAAATGAAAAGTTTCAAACAGTTTTTAAATGAAAAAGGTCGTTGCTGGCCAGGACATAAACCTGTTCCCGGAAAAAAACCATATTCACCTGGTAGTTGTGTTAAAGAAGATCATGTTGAAAAACTTGAAGCAGGTTTAAAAAAGTTGGATAATACTGATTATGATACTATAGATAGATTGATGAAAAGAATATCTAAGGATCATGAAGTTAGTCCAAAAGAATTACATAACGATTTTAAATCTAAACATGGAAAAACACCAGATGATTGGATTAAATCTAAGCAAAAATCAGAAATAAAAGAAGATTTACGTAAGTGGTTTGCTCAAAAATGGGTTCGTATGGACACAAAAGGCAATATTAAAGGCCAATGCGCTCGTGAACCTGGAGAAGGTAAGCCTAAATGTTTACCACAATCTAAAGCACATGCTTTAGGTAAAGAAGGTAGAGCATCAGCAGCTCAGAGAAAACGTAGAGAAGATCCAAATCCAGAACGTAGAGGTTCACCAATAAATGTTAGGACAAAGTAAATGAAAACATTTAAACAGTTTTTAGATGAATCTGAAACTTTAGAAGAAAAAAATACACCAACAAGTCCTGAGAAATGGGCTAGAGCAAAAGCTGCAGCTAAGTCAAAGTTTGCAGTTTATCCTTCAGCCTATGCTAATGCTTGGGCTTCAAAGAAATATAAATCTATGGGTGGTGGATGGAAATCAGTCAGCGAAGAAAACGAAGAAATTGAACTCGATGAAGTTGCTGCATGGCAACGTAAAGAAGGTAAATCTGAATCTGGTGGATTAAACCGTAAAGGTATTGAATCTTACCGTAGAGAAAATCCAGGTTCTAAGTTATCGATGGCAGTTACAACAAAACCATCTAAACTAAAGGCAGGTTCTAAAGCAGCTAATAGAAGAAAATCATTTTGTGCTAGAATGACCGGTATGAAGAAAAGACTAACATCTGCGGCCACTGCTCGTGATCCAGATTCAAGAATTAATAAATCACTACGTAAGTGGAATTGCTAAAAGGAGATTCACATGTTTAACACTAATAAAAAAGATGCAGTAGCTGAAGCAGTTGCAAAGGTTCTTGCACAAGAAGCTGAACTATCAGCCAAACAAAAAAAGATTGCTAAAATTGCTGGCGACAAAGAAAAGATCGATGCGGAAGATTTAGCAGCATTACGTGCTGGAAAGAAACCTGTTGAAGAAGGTTTCGATGATATGGACAAATATCTAAAAGATAAAAACAAACCACAACCAAGTGGTGGCGCTGGTAAGAAACAAGGTTCGAAATATGGTGGTAGCAAACAAAAAGAAGAACCAAAAGAAGATATGAAAGAAGATGTTGAATCAGTAGATGAGAAGGCACCTCCAGGTTTCGAAGGTACTGTTAAGGCCATGAAGAAACATAAAGAGATTGATAATCCTTTTGCATTGGCTTGGTCAATGAAGAATAAGGGATATAAGAGTCACAAAAAGGCCGATGGTTCAATGAAGAAAGAAGAAGTTGAATCACTTGATGAATTGAAAAAATCAACTCTTGGTTCTTACATAAACAAAGCTGCTAAAGACCAATCAAATGATGCTTTTGACCATGGTGAAGATGAACACCGTCAATATGGTACACCAGGTGAAGATCCAGAAAGAGATAAAGACCTTGAGGACCGTGAACGCAAAATGTCCAATCGTGAAAAAGGTATTGGTCGTGCTGTAAAAAAATTATCAAAAGAAGAATTTGAATTAGACGAAGCAGTTTCACGTAAACACTTCCAACAAGTTGCTGATTTAATTAAAACACATGATGATGCAGGCAAACGTAAAGAGTTGGCTCAACATCATGCTGAAATCTTCAAACAACAAAATCCACGTTTTGACCATGCTAAGTTCATGAAGGCTGCTGGCGTAAACGAAGAAGTTGAACATGTTGAAGAAGATATCAACAAAGATAGAACTAAAGACATGATCTCTGGTCGTAAACCAACAAAGCAAACTGACGATGTTGGACCAGGTTCAGATGGTAAAAGCACAAAAGCAAAACTATCAGCGGAATCTTGGTTGAAGAACCTAAAAAAAAAGTAGTTGAAGGAAAAGATCCAACTATGGATGCAGGTTGTGGATGTGAACCAAATTTTGTACAGAACGCAAACACAACCTCAAGTCCAATGTTGAAATCAAAAGATAACGCAAAGAAATCATTTAAACGAGTTAAAACTGAAATGTTAGGTAAAGCAGGGACATCAGAATGAACGATAAAGTCGAAAAAATTAAATCAATATTATTCGAAGTCAAGGCCTTAGATAGATACTTATTGTCTAGAGGTATTGATCCTCGATTTGTGTCCGTAGACCAAAAGGTTAGTCACGCCAAATCTGGTCAATTTCAAAAATGGTTACAAGATCGTAAATTTGAAGAATTTGAATCTGAAGATGAAGTTATCGAAGAAGAAACTCCACAAGAGAAATTCAAATCTGGTCTAAAGAAAGCTGGTTACGATCCTGATAAAGGTGCTAAACGTTTAACTGACCTTATTGCTAAGCAAAAGAAAGACCGTGAAGAACATGAAAAGAAATATGGCCATCTTTATGCAAAAGAAGGAACTGATTACTCTTTGGTCAAAGGTCAATCTAGTAATACATACAAAAATGATGTTAAGTTAAGCAATGGTTATGTAACAAAAGTTGCAAAACAACCAAAAGGTGAGTATGAACGTAGCGTTGACAAATATCTGAAAAAGAAATATAACAAAGAAGAAGTGGACTCTGTTGAAGAAAGTGTTTTAAAAACAGTTAAACGTGCTGTTCAAGGATGGGGTCATGACCCGATTGGTGTTGGAAGTAAAC